TTGACGCTTGGCAGCAAATTCTGCAGCCTTTTGTGTGTCATTTAATCGTTCTTGATTGTAGATTTCAGAACGTGATTTGGCGATATCAGCGTCGCGCTGGATCTCAATGTCTTTGATTTGTGCTGAAGATCTTGCTTCAATCTGTTCACGCTGACTGGCAAACACAAGAATGGCCTGCAAACGATCAGCATTGATCTGTTGTTGTCCTGCTTTGTCAATCTCAGCACGGCTTTGTGCAATGCGTTTCTCACTGGCTTCAATGGCACGCACTGTGGCTTCTGGTGTTGCACCAAAGTCACCTTTGCCGCCAGCAGGTGCAGTCACAGCAGTGTTGGCACGTGTTTTGCCTTGTGCAGGAGCCATGAGTCTGGCCATGCGTTCTTCTTCAGACAGTTGCCTTTTGAATATTGGTTCACGTGGTTCCATTCCTAATAGACCTGTGATTGCACCACGAATGCCTGAACCAAGATATGTTCCTTGACCTTTTGCAGCAAGGTCTTTTTCTATTTTTTCAGACTTGTCAAAGGCTGCTTGCATTTCCAATGCAAGCCTACCAAACACTTCAATCAGTTTGTTTTCAATATTGTTGGCCAGAGAATCAATTGCTGCTTGGTATTTGGCCAACTGTTCAATCTGTTGATCTTTGAATGGATCATTGACTGCTGACAGTTTTGTTAGATCAAGTTTGTTGGCTTGCTTGCCAAGTACGTCAATAGCAGCAGCGTATTTGGCACCTGAAATCTCACCAGCCTGGAATTGTTTAGTCAGGTCTTGAAGAATGGACTCAGTGCTGCGAATGTTGCCATTGGCATCACGAACATACACACCAAGATTCTGAAATGCTTTTTGGAACTTTTCATTACCGCCAGCAGCTTCCTGAATACTCTGATTGAGCTTGGCGGCAATGGTTGCAAAGTCATCAGATTTGCCGCCTGCTTCAATGATGCTTTGTTTGAAGTTTAGCAATGCACCTGAACTGATGTCAGTGGCTGCTGCAATGTCACTTATCTGATCAGCAATGTTAACTGCTTTTAGACCCAGGGCAGTAAATGCCAGGCCAGCAGCAGTAGCAGCCGCGCCCAAGGGACCTAATTTGCTGGTGATTGCACCAAGTGTGTTGCTGAATGCATTGCCTTGCGATCCAAATGCAGCAACGTCATTGCTTAACTTTTCAATGGTTCCAGAAAGTTGCTTGACTTTCTGTGTGCCATCAACATTGACCTTAAGAACAAAGTTTTCTACTGTGGCCATGTGTTACCCTTTTTTAGTTTTGTTTTCAATGTACTTCTGCATGGCCTCAATGGCAGGCTGAGTCATGCCTTCAGGACTTTGTTTGCTATAACCCTGATCCAGTCTAGTGGCATAAGGATATTGAGCTCTGATTTCATTGCCAACCATGACAGTGCTACGACGAGCATTACCAGAACGTATGGGAGTACTAGCACGAAATGTAGGATAGCCTACTTTGGTAATTGCATCTTGATCAAAATCTTTGCTGATCTGACCAAGGCGTCTAATGATTTCACCTGACACGCTGTTTCTCCTTGACTTTTACACGATCTATCATGCTTTTCATTTCGTCCTGACTTAGACTAGGGGCAGACACTTTGCCTTGTGCTTTGTCTATTTGTTTTTGTTCCCAAGCCGTTAAGACTGAGAATACTTCAAGATCATAAGTGGTGCCCAAGGCCTGTACCTGGCTTGGTAACAAACCATAAGTTTTGGCCATGACACCTACTGTGATCATTTCTGCGATTCTCCAGTCATTGGTGTCAACGGCTTGGTGTCTGACTTTCCCAGATATTCATTGATCTTTAGTAGGATGGCCAGGCTGATGTTTACAGGCAGCACTGAATCTTCAGGAATGGATGGTGTACCATCTTCCTTGAGGATCAGTTTGCGAAATATTTGTTGCAACAGATCATCTTCTTTGGTCTGTTGTACTTTGTAGAAATCAAAATAGGTTGATAGATCTATGTGATCGCGGATGTAAAACGTTATGGGTTCACCATAAGTTTCAATGAAATCAGCGTCTGTGAGTTCTAGTTTGATTAGTTGTGGCTTGCGAGCCAATTGTGAGATATCCATTAGTCTGTCTTTCTGTTAATCAATTCATTGAGCAATGCAACAACAAAGCTGTTGCGGCTTTGTGCTTTGTTCAAGTCTGCTTGTGCGCAGCGCAATTCAGCACTGGCTTTGGCGGCTTCTGCTAGTAAACTACGTAGCAGTTCAAGGTCTGTCTTTTGATCTAGTACTTCCATGAATCTTTCCTTGTGATGTATTTAGTTAGATACAAAAACAGGGCCTCGTAAGCCCTGTTTTGTTACTAGTCTGGAGTGCTTATGTTCCAGAGATAGTGTAGTCACCAGTAACAGTCAATGTAATTGGAGAGATCCATACAGGCGCATCCGCGCTAACTGTAGGAGCCAGTCCAGTCACGTAGCCAGAGCCACTGATGGTACGACCTTCGCCAATGAACAAATCAAAGTCTACTAGAGACTTGTTCTTTGAAAGGCCAAAGATTCCAAGGAACGCTGCACTGTTGGCAGTGGCACCAGCGTTGCCAAAGAATGTGGTTTCGTCAAGAACAATGTTCATGGCTAGACTGTTGGTTGCTGTGGTAGCAAGCTGAAGCTTGGAACCTTCATCCAACTGAGTCCAAGTGAACACGTCATTGGCGTTGTTGACGGTAACGTCTTGAAGAGCAGGAACGCTCATGCCTGCGTCTGCGGTCAAGCCATTGACACTCAGTGTCAAAGTAACTTCACGACCAGCAACGCCAGGACTTGGATTGATATAACTCATGTTATTTTCCTTATTGGTTTACTATCAGCTCTCTAAAGCTGATTTCAAACGAGGTCACTTGTGCATCACCCACAAACTCAGTGGACACTTGCGTGGCACGCTGAGTTGCGCCTGTTAGATCTGGATCTAAGCGAGCGTTTTTGATAGTTGATACTAGAGTGCTCAGGTTTGAGGGAGCATTTTTTGCATCTGTTGCGACGTACACCACAACCGTTGTGTTTTCATTTACGATACCACTGGGGCCATTGAGCACGTCAATCAAAGGTTCTTGAACGACCTGATCTTGATCAACATAGATTCTTTTGTAGTTCTTGAGATACAATGGACGACCTGAACTGTCCCAGGGCAGTTCAGATGTGGGAGTAAACCCTGCCACTTTGTTTGCATTCAAGTAATCAAGAATCTCTGATCTCATCGCACTCTCCTGAGGTTGCTGACACCTGGCATTTTCTCTGCTGAGGTAATTGTGCTACCATCATCAAAGTTATACCAATCGCCAGCAGTGATCAGTTCAGCAAAAAGATCATTGTATTTTTGCTGATAATAGCCCATCTTCTTACGCTCTGCTGAATCTTCATTTGAAAAGTCAGCAATGTAAGGCAAGATGTAGTTGTACAAGGCATAGTAGCAGCACAGGTCAGTAAAGTCTGCCTGGCGTGCTTGGATTAGAGCAGGATCCAAGGGAGGAATGTCCGCCGCTGTAGAAATCTGAACTGATCCTGTGTCCATGTACATGTAATACTGCTGCCACCAGTCAGTGGCACGCAGTAGGCTGAGAATACGAGCAGTTGAACGAATCAACTGATCATCAAGATAGTCATCATCAAGGCCTTCATTTTGTTCAAACAGACGCACGTCAAGATTTCGCAAGTCATCGCTGGTTGCGAAAGCTAATACAGTGGATCCAAACTCAACGAAAGCCATGATTCAAGTCCTGATTACAGAGCGGCGTCGCCAATGATTTTCACACCGTGTGTGTTCTGAAGGATCTGAGCGCCTGCAACAGCAGTCAGAGTCACGTCAGTAGCACGGTTCATGGATTGGCGAGTGGCTTCCATAGTAATACCACCACGCATTGCATGGCCCAGGGCGCTCTTGGCAAACACAGCACCAACTGAATCGTTGTCAGTGTCAATGCCTAGCAAAGCACTTTCAAAGATTGTAACGCCACCAATGTTGCCAATGTAGAAGTTTGACAACACGTTGTTACCAACGTTGGATGGGTTAGGAATGTTGGTCTGAGCACTGTAAGTCAACTGCTTCTTGATGTTGTATGCAACCTTTGGGTGCAGCACAGCGAAGAAAGGACCAACCAACTTGTTGCTACGCAGAGTAGCAGCAGCTTGAAGGATAGAGTCAACAGTGACTTCAGCACCTGTAGAACCCACGCTTTGTGAGAAGCTGGTGAACAAGTCAAACACTTGGTCGTCAATGCTTTCAGCGATAGCACGGCCAGACTGGTCACCCAATTGGCTCATGACGTCGTAGTAAGCTGAGTCACGCAACATGTCAGTGACTTGGTGATACACAACGTGTTCGCTCAAGGTAATGTTGGCTGAGGTTGTGTTGGTGTCTTGTGCAGTGGCAGCAGCTTCGTTGCTGATGTTCTGAGCAGTGATGCTGGCCCATACAGGAACTTGCAGGATTTTACCTGTGTTAAGAGGTGCGTCAAACACAGTAACGATTTGACGAGCGATAGAGTTTTCGTAAGCAGCGAATTCTGCTTGGGTAACCAACGGGGCGAACAGTTCGCTGTTGTTTGTGGTGTTATTAGACATAGTATCTCCTGATTGTTAGTCTATTAGACGCGACCTGCTGCACGAGCTTCCGCGTAGATTTTACGGTGTTCAGGATTCTTCATATTCAGTTTTGAAACATCAATTTTGGCACCATCACTGCCACCACCGCGAATATTGCTCAACGAGTTGGTGGTTGCTGGTGCTGCGGCAACAAAGTGTGGATTGGTGTCAAGGAACTCTTTTACGAGATCTTCCACAGCTAGAGGTTGACCAGCATCATTGTATCTCACGCTGCCACGTGGATCAACAACTTCAACTTCACCTTCTGCGTTGAGTCGCAGATTCTGACTCAATAGAGTCTGCACTTGCTGCGGGTTGACTGCACGATACTTGGCAGCAGCGTTCAGCACTGGTGTGTTGACTTTGTATTCACGGATGATAGCATCGCGTTTCTGAATTTCAGCATCCTTTTTGCCTGCAAGTTCTTGTAGAGTCTTTTCAAACTCACCACGCTTGATTTGCTGTTCCTGGCGACGCTGTTCAGCTTCTGAGCGAAGTTGACGCAGTTCATCTGGATCACCAAGGTCTTCGTATTTGCTGGCAAACTTTTTTTCCAAGTTTGATTTGGTTCTTGCCAGGATAGCGTTGACTTCTTCTTGCGTGAAGGTCTTGCCTGCTGCCTGATTTGCTGTTTCGCCAGCGGGATCAGTTCCCAATTCGTTAGCCAATGAATTGTCTGTCATTGTAGCATCACCCTTTCTTAGGTTTGTGAACGTATTTATACCGTGTTTAAAGTTCAGCGTGGTTTGGGACCAGGACGCTTCTTTTTACCGTAGTTTGTGGCCATGTTAGTCTCCCTGACTTTCAAGTATACGCCTGGCCCAGGTCAATCCTGCGGGTCCACCCCACAAGAGATAGGCCTGAGTGCCTGGCGTTTCAGAACCTGGATCATAATAGGTCCTGGCTCTGCTCAAGAAACTGAACGTTCTGCGAACAGTGTCCAGACTTACCAATTCACGATTGGCAAATTGACGTGCGCGAGCCAAGCCCACGGCTGTGCCACCCTGGCGGCTGCGTGGTTGTTGTGCTCGCATCTCCAGCCCACGGCG